TAGAAGACCTGTCTTCAATGTCGCCAAGATGCTCTACCTTGTTTACCAAGTAGAGATCGGAGCCAACGAGACCGAGCACATCCAGGGCTACGTCGAGTTCAAGGAGAAGAAGAGACTCTCTGAAGCCCAGCGTCAGATCACCGGTGATACTGAGACCAAGCCTCATGTTGAGGCCCGTAAGGGAACAGGAGAGGAGGCGTCTGATTACTGTAAGAAGGACGACACGAGGAAGCCAGGCGAGACCTGGCACGAATTTGGAGAGCGAAAGATTAGCGAAGCTGGCAAGAGGAATGACCTTTTGGAGTTCAAGGATGAAGTCCTTAGGGGGAAGAGAAAGAGGGACCTCTTCGATGACCACTATGGTACGATTTGTCGTTATCCCAAATTCTACAACACCCTAACTCTTGCTGTCAGGCCTAAGCCACCACCAGAAGCGCCTTCGGTGGTCTTACTTATTGGTGAGCCTGGCCTCGGAAAGACCCGATTTGTCTATGACAGACATCAAGGAGATGATGAACTTTATGTTGCCCCCCTCTCTAATGGGACTCCCTGGTACGATGAATACGACGGTCATGAAGCGTGTCTCCTGGACGACTTCAGCGGTAGTTCATCCCATATGCAACTGGTCACATTGTTACGACTCATTGATCGCTACCCAGTCATGGTCCCTACCAAAGGAGCCCACTGCTGGTTTAAACCCAAGACTATCTACATCACTACCAACATCCTCCCAAAGGATTGGTACAAGTGGGAAGATCGTGGCGTCCAATACCTGGCCTTGGCTAGGCGTTTCACCAAGGTCATCCTCTTCTACCCCCCCCTTCATGCGGAAGATCCTGGCTATGTCGAACAGGACCTTGGCCAATGGTGGGTTGAAAACGCTCCCCAAGAAGCAATGAAGTATTATGATTAATAAAAAGCTTTATTGCATCAAAAAATTAATCAATTAAATAGAATCTTTAGAGTGAGAGAGAGAGAAAATAAAGAAAAAATAAATTAAGGAGAAAAGGTTCCTCTCACTTTGTATGAGATACTGGCACCATTTGTCCCCTGGGTATGAGCCATAAAGTGATAAGAATTATCCACAATATCTGCCACAGTCCCCCCGTTCGTTCCGTTAAAGTTGATCCATTTGTTAACTTTGATGGAGAACTTAAAGGTTCTACTGACCCCAGCAGCCACAAAGGCACCTGACAATCCAGAATAGTCGGCAGCCTGCAACACATAGGTCTTATCCTTCAGGATCCTAAACCTCCCAAAGTTGGTAGTACTCATTCCCATATGGATAGCAAGCGTATTACTCCCCTGAGCAAGTACCAAACCACCTGTCATAGCAGTGGCATTGGTTTGTTGATCTTCAACTACCACCACACGGACGATAGTCGGAGTGTCTTGAGCAGTCTGAGCAGACTGAGCAGCCACTGCCATCTGTCCAAAGATACGGATCTTTTTGAGAAACACCTTCCTTCCAGAACGATTCGCAATATCATCTCCAATGACAGGGGCGAACAAACAATCCAATGCAGTAGTATTTGGATTAAGCACAGAAGCAGACCAATTCGCCGTGCTGGAATCAGCAGTAGTAGCAGACAGCTCAGAGTCGAAGTAATGGTTATCAGAAACGATGTTACCACCAGGAGTTCTCTGAACATACATCTTGACATTTGGACTTCTGACCATGTACTGAGAAGGAGGAGCCTTTCTTGTGTACTGTGTCCCAACAGGAGCTCTCCCCACACCGTATCGTTTCTTGCTCTTATTGCTAGCACGAATCATTTCAGAAAAAAAGAAAACAACAAAAAAAACAACTACAAAAAAAACAGCCACTGGCCCTCACTTCACTGAAAACACTTCAGCCTTAGCTATTCACTGAAGTTTAGGGTTCAACACAAAGATAGGGACCAATTAAAAAATAAAGGTTTTAGGCTATCATACCCCTTCCCCTCAGACCCGTCCAATAGACCCTGACGAACTAATGAGGAAGGGTCTATTAGGGTCTGAAGTGGGCGGGCTTTTGCGCCCGCTTCAAACCCTAATAAACCCTTCAGAACATATATAAAGAAAAAATAATTAATCCCACAACCTCACAATCCTGGAACTCCAAAAAGTTCCAATATCCAACATTTTCTCGTGACGGAGGTATGGACCAGCCCATATAAATATGGCTGGGACTGAGGTGCAGGTATAGTATTACCCTGCACCTCTCTCACACTCACAACAAAAAACCCCCACAACAAAAACTATGGCACTATCCGGACCTGGAGTTATGGCCCCTGTGGCCGCCCCTAAGCAACCTCTCAACTGGTGTTTTACCTGGAACAACCCTGGCGCTAGAAGACCTGTCTTCAATGTCGCCAAGATGCTCTACCTTGTTTACCAAGTAGAGATCGGAGCCAACGAGACCGAGCACATCCAGGGCTACGTCGAGTTCAAGGAGAAGAAGAGACTCTCT